CGACGAACACTGCGTCTCTTGCGATGTGGGGATTCCTATCTCGCGGCGTGTCTCCATACATCCAAGAGATCCTGTTCCTCGACATCGTGAATTACCGTTCTAAGGATGGTCGAGACCTTTCTTACTTCGTGAACAAGGCGATTGCCAACGAGTGGACTAAGCCTTCGAGGGATCAGAACGGCAAGACTGTTTCGCCGGACACCTCAACCGATACTGAATGGCGTTCATGGATTCAATCCATGTTTGCTGACGCTAAGTATGAGGTTGCTGCTGATCCCAATCTCACTGACGATGGTGATGTTGATATGCGAAACGGATCCGTTGGATCCGCCGCCTCGCACAACGCAAACGCCTTCGGCGTTAACTTCCTAGGAAACATCGGACGGCCCGTGACGGTCAAGGGCAAGACGCAATCTGGTCTTCTCCATTTCCATGACGCTCTTGCTGATCCAACAGGTACGGGCAAGACGGTCCGTCGAGTGTTCGCGAGTCTTGGTGGTAGCCTTGGCATCGACAACAAGGTTGTTGGATTCGGATCGCTTGTGGCAGGTAAGACGGATATTTCCGTATATGACCGTGTCCGTGTTCGCGACCACTTTGATCAGTCTGGCAAGTACCCGAACATCTATGACGGGTACACGGTCGGATACTCAGTGAATGATTTCGGAGACAAGATCGCTGAATTTAAGACCGATTCAGACCTGAGTGGCATGACTAAGGAGATGAGAACTGAAACGCTCGCGTCTCCGCTTTCCCTAGCAAAGGCCAGCGCAAACGACCGATCTCAGTGGGGTCCGCGTCCCCTCGACAAGAACGGCAAGCCGATCATGCCGAGCATCGAGCCTGTGAAGATCGCTGGCATTGCCAATCTGTTCAATGGAGCGCGTGGTATCGCCATCTACGAAGCCGTAGAGAATTCGCTGGATCCCAATGCCATCTTCGCTGACCTCGTGAAGGTACGGCCAGATGTAATTCCGTTTGCGAATCTCGGTGCTGAACACTGGCTCAACTGGGTCGGATACTCAGCGCAGGAAGCCAGTCACAAGACGCTGGATGGACTCATCCAGATGGTTTCCAACGGTAAATCCACCATCTCCAATGTGTGGGCTAAGGAAGGGCGCTACGACACCTTCCACTACGGTGGCGAATACGGATACATGGATGTTGGTGGAAGCCAGAAGCCCATGTATCACTACGGGTTCAACGGTGTGAACTGGAAGTTTGAACCAGCGAACTACCATTCGTTCGTCAAGTCCCTGTCCTCGTTTGACTGGGGTGGATTGAACTGGAACAAGCAGAAGGGAACGAAGAAGCCAAAGTTCCTCGTCAGCGTTGATTCCGTAACAGGAGAAGAGCGAACTGGTCCTTGGCACTCAGATCCAATGATCGGACCTGCTGGCGCAAGCGTCATCGAGAAACTTGCTGACGATGCTGGCGTTCGCATGAGTATGCGAGACATGGAAGACGGTGACGCTCTCGACGCATTTGCCCTAGCGATTAATGCTCCATATCAAAAGGAGACAATCAAGACTACTGACCCGCGCTGGTGGAATCCCGCTGATGAAGCACTAGTTAATGCTTTCAGGCAAGAGAACATCGGAGCGCAAACGCATAGCGAGGCGCATGAACTTTACCTGCGCATGGTCAAGGGCAATTTCGGTAAGCCCACCATTCCAGCGTTCACCAAGTACTTCGACAAGGACAATGTTCTTAACGGCATCAATCCAAACGATGTGTGGTGGCATGGAGGAAGCAGGCCGTGGGTTGTCCCGAATTACAACATCAGCCCGAACCAGTTCGGAATGCACATTGGTAACTTCAATCAAGGTAGTTACTTCTTCGAGCGCGGACTTAGGCAGTCTTCATGGGAAGGGGAATCGCAAAGAGGTGTCATGTTCCCTCTGTATGCCACCGCGTTGAAGGCGGTTGAAATCCGAGATCAGGGAGCGTGGGAGCCAGAGCGAATCTTGTTTGGAATGAGGGAGATGGAACACATCTCTCGTGCGGAACAGATCTCTGTCCTGCGAGGCATGTATGAACATCTTGGAATTGCGGTCACTGAAGAATGGATAAACCTTCACGCCGTTCACGGGGAACCGATGGACATTGGGTTTGGTGCATATGGTGGTGGTCCAGAAACTGTGCTTGCCAGAAACGAATACCTTCGCGACTACCTAGAAGTCGAAAAGGGTATCGACGCGATTCGGTATCAAAATACTGTGGAAGGCAGATACCTATCCAAGTTCGCTGCTCCTTGGTCCATTTCATCTAGTTACCAAAACACAATCCTCCCAGACTCGCTTTTGGATGAAGAGGGTAGGGCATTCAGAGATGACCAAGAGGCTCGTGAACGGGAATGGAATCAATGGTCTTCAAGGAACTACGGCGCTTCAGAACCTGAAAAGTATGCGATGCAAAAGCAACTTCAAGGAGATCGCAGCAGCGTCATCATTTGGGGTCTTGGGCAAATCAAGAGCGCGAGCGCCAGCAATGTCGGATTCCGCCGTTCAAGTGGCGACATCCGTGCTTCTCTTCGCTTGGAGCCACCTGCTGTAGTGGGCATGTACCCTGAGATTTTCGGAACCGAAGAGCCAGTCCGAATGTCGATGCGAACAGGAATTGTGGGCAAGGCAGACAGGGCAACGCTCAACTTCATCGACCAGTACGAGCCACTGAAACGATACGGAGAGATCGCCGCTCAGAAACTTGGCAGCGCGCTTCCCGACATCGCCAATCCTTATCAGGGCGCTCGCGTTCTCACTGCTCGTCTGGCATCGATGCAGAAGCAGGCGAAGATTGAGTACACCAATGTGTTGCGCGACATGCATGAGCATGGAATCGCAATCGAGGATATGGATCAATTCCTGATTGCCCAACACGCTCTGAACGGCGGCAATCAATACATCGCTGCTCACAACCCGCGCTTCCCAGATGGGGGAACGGGCATGACCAACCTAGATGCTCAGAATGTGATCAATCGCGCTCTCGCTTCCGGCCAGTACGGGGATATGAATCGCATTTCCGAGGACTGGCGACAGATGCTCAGGGCTGGTCCTCTGCTTCGTCGGAACTCTGGACTCATCACGGCAGATCTGTACAACACACTCACGAATCGGTACACGCACTATGTTCCGTTGCGTGGCGCTCCTGCCCGTCCTACAGACGAGTTGTTTGAGGATTACGACTCAGGCGAGATCTTCGGACGAGGCATGTCTACGCAAGGCCGTGGTATGCCGAAGCGATATGGCCGTGAAAGCATGGCTGAGGCCGTCACATCGCAAGTCGGTTACCTCCACGAAGACACGATGCGCAGGGTCGAGCGCAACAAGATTGCCCAACGGTTCTTGACGCTGGTCAATACGGTCAATGATCCGATGATGGCCAAGGTTGTTCGTCCTACCCGCATGGCTGATGTCAAGGGCGTGTTCCGTGTGATGCATGATCCCAACTGGATGAGCGATCCTCAGAATTTCGGGGTCTACATCAATCGGGACATGACCATTGACGGACATGATTACGAGGCTGGTGGACTGGTTGTTATTCAGATCAACAATCCAGATCTAGCGGCCTCGATCAACTCGCCGAACCCTTCGTTGAACGCATTCGAGTCCGCGCTTCGTCATGTGAACACAGCGTGGAGGTTCGTGACAACGGGCATGGGTAACCCACCCTTCGCCGCTCTCAACATGGTTCGAGACGCTCTCACTGGCGCGGCGACCAACATTGGACTTCACGGAGTCCGTGATACAGCACAGATGATGCGCAGATATCCGGGCGCATTCAAGCGAGCGTTTAGCGATTCGTGGTTCAATCCAGAGAAGCCGACAAAGTCGTACCGCTCCTTCATTGAGGCGGGTGGAGATTAGATCTACTGGAAGGAAAACGACCTGCAAGCCAAGGCAACAGATTTCGATGAACTGTCGCGGCGTGTGGCTCTTCGAGATCCCAACGACAGGTCGCTGGCTCGCGCTCTGCTTGGTTGGTATCCAGCATTCTTCACTGCGGCAGAAACTGCAACACGGCTTGCTCATTTCGAGCAGCGGCTAGCAACTGGCTCGTCAGCAGAGCAGGCCGCTTTGTCGGCTCGTGACATCACAGTTGACTTCGGTAAGGGCGGCAAGCGCAAGGCTGGCTTGAACACTTATTACATGTTCCTGAATGCGAGCCTGCAAGGCTCCGCGAATGTCACCAAAGCCGCGTGGCGGAACAAGGCTCTTGCTCCTGCTCTCGTTACCTTCGGCGCGGTGACTGCAATGATGGGTCGAGCGCTTGGAGGCGAAGATGATGAAACTGGAGGAGATGTTTGGGACAACATTCCAGACTACGAGAAGTCCAGCAACATCATCCTGATGGATCCGAGAGGGTCAGGAAAGTACCTAAAGGTTCCTTTGCCCTACGGATACAACACCTTCTACTCGGCAGGTATGCGCATGACTGATGCAGCATTTGGTCCTTCAACAGCGGGCGATGCCGTTGGAGGCATGGTTTCTGATGCGATGAATGCTTTCAATCCAATGGGTGGATCGGGCATCAAGCAGGGAATCGGAAGCGCGTTCGCTGCGTTTGTTCCGACGATGCTTCGTCCTGCTGCGGAACTGGGCAACAATCAGAACTGGATGGGTCGCCCTATCTTCCCGAAGTCGTTCGGAAAGCAGCAGACTCCAGACGCATACTCGTACTTCTCAGGAACTCCTACCCCATACATCGATGTGGCTGAGTTCTTGAACACCACAACGGGTGGAGACGAGTTCGAGAGCGGTGTGATTGACATGTCGCCGAACACGATGCAGTACCTCGTTGGGTACTACCTATCGGGAGCGGGTAGGAACATGGACCGTCTCGCGAATCTGGCTATGTCGAACGAGCCAGCGCAGATTGCGGATCTGCCTTTCCTTCGTTCGTTTGCTGGTGATGCTCGCAACGACACTCGGTCTTTGTCAGAGCGTTACAACTCCATCTCAGCCAAGGTCGCACCAGACATGAATCGGGTGGAGGCTATGAAGGATCCCGCCGTTCCCATCGAGGTGAAGAGGGCCATCCTTGCCAAGGGCATCAGCCCTGAAACTTTGGAGATGGGTAAGACTGTTGAAGAGGCTGACAAGTTGATGAAGAAGATCAACAAGGCGATGAAGACAGCGACTCCTGAGCAGCGAACCAATTTGTTGGAGGCTCGACAGCGAGCGATGAAAGCAGTGATTCGTGCGCAAAACACTTTGACACCCGACTAAGACGGTGTACAATCGCGCATCTTTTCCCCAAGCGCCGCCCTGTTGCCAACGCGATAGGGCGGCGTTTTTAGGGTCATTCCCGCAGCACAATCTCAATGCTTAGGGGAACGAACAGGCCGCCATCAGGCGGCCTGTACTTTTACGGGAATCGCTTATCTCGCAGGAGTAGCAACTCATCAGCCATGCGCGCGCATTCCTCGATTGAACGAGGCGTGGCCTTATCGCGAGTAGTGCCAGGATGCAGAGACATCGACAGGATGCTGGCTACATACATGTCCCATGCCACTGTCCGCATGTTGATTCGGTTGCACCACTGGTCTTGAGACAGGTACATCGGTCGATCTTCGTGAATCATTGGTTCCTCTTTGTCAGTTGGGCTAGAGCCTGATTGGGTTCGCCTGCGAGAACACGCGCTTTGAATTGCGTCATCTCCTCGTTCATCGCTGGAACATCGATCTCGTTTGCTGAAACGATCAGGATCTTGTTGTAGACCCATAACTTGCTGTACAACTCTGGCAAGAGGTGGAAGCCGACGATGTCGTGATCATCTTTCCACCAGCCAGCATCTGTCAGCCCGTCTAAGGCGCTTTTTAGACTCGCCAAGACATTGTCTAGGTCGCGCCGTCTGTTGGTAGCCACCAGAGGAAGAATGCAGCAGACGGGATTCTGGAGCCGTTCCTGTCCACGACCCTCGTAAGCGGTCAGCGTTCGGTAATTCGACACCGCTCGGTGTCTGGTCATGTAGTGGACGCGGGTGTTGGGAGACAGTGCGCGGTCAGGCCAGCGCAGGACGCAGACATTCACGATGCGCCTCGCTTTCGATACCGAGCGAGGAACTCGCGGTTCCGAGCGGCGGTGTCTTCCTCCTCGGGAACGGCGAGCCGAGGTAGAGGCAAGCCACCCGCTTGCGGAGGTGGCGATGACTCGCGCGCGCGCCTCGTGGAAACCACATTTGATTCACTCTTATGGATGTGGTTGTGGCTTGCCATCGAAGAGCCATTGGCTGAGCCATTGGCTGAGCCATGCCATTTCGAGGACGCTCCGCGCCTTCCCGATTCGGCTCGCTCATCCGCAAACCGCTGTCGCTTAAAGCGTTCCGCTTCAAGCCTCGTCTGAGACAGCCCCGCAGTTCCATCGTCCCTCGTGCATGGAGAGAAGCGCGCCGAGATTGATCGCCACACGCTCAATCGACAGGCAGCGATACGGCATATAACTTTGTCATCAATTGGCATTGGTCCTCTGGTCCAGCAGTGGCAGAGCAGCCTCATGTACGCGCCAAACTGCTCGACAGACATGTCTGCGGTGCTACTGATCAGGTCATCACAGTAGAGCGGCATCCACGGAGTGCGTTTCACGAGCGATCCTCCCCTCGACGAGCCGAAGCCAACCGAATCGATCCTGCCAAGGCAGTTCACGCCACTTGTCTAGGTGATTACGAGCGCTGCTGTGGGGGCATCCAACGGCTGCGCTGATCTCAGGGTAGGACGGCTTCAGGGTAGCCATCTCCCAGACGATCCCCACCAGCAGCATGTCCCTGTTGTTTCGCATCGCCTGATGCATCTCGGCTTTCTCTGGTCGGTCGGGAATGATCGCGTTGGCGGCTTGCGCAATGCGCATGGCTGAGTAGTTCATTGTTGCTCCCTCTGTTCGCTCAGTGCAATGATGTCCTTCGCGAAGTCGGCTGAGTAGGGTTCGTCTCGGAATTCTGCGATGACCGCGAGCGCTTCGCGCAGCCTGAAGACTTCGCGAACCGAGGCCGTCATCGTCTTCTCAAGGGAGCGGCGGACTGGTTTATTGCGCGGGATCTTGGTCAAGATGAATGGAGTAAGAACTCCGATGCTCGCACCAGCCACATTGACTTCAAAGTATTCCTCGGCCTCTTCTGGTGTCATCTCCGTGCGCAGAATGCGCAACGCCTTATCGCGGTCATAAACCGCTACGCGGGGTTGACCGCATCGTTCGGCAATGCCGATCAACGCTGCGTCCATGCCATCCCACAAGGCAACTTCCAAACACATTTCGGTAACCCACTTTCGCTTCTCGTTCATGTTGAGCCTCCAAAAAGGAATCCCTGAATGTCTGCTGCCCTCGTCTCGTGACGAGTCGTACTTCCCTTCGGGTACGGAATGAACTTGTACCTGATCTCCGACAATATTCGCGCTCTGTCTCGTGGTCTCGCGCACACACAGACATACCTGTGCTTTCGACTACGCGCACGAAACGATAAGGCATCACCAAAGGACTCGCGCATCTGCTCATTGCTTTTGCCATGAGCGAATGTCGCATGGTGCTGATGTTCTAGACCTTCAACCACTGGATCCGTCCACGCCGAGGACAGGCCCGTGTAGGCGAAGTTGCAGGCTTGGTAGACATATCCGACATGTCCAACACCAGTGTCTGCGTAGGACACGATGATGCTGGGTTTCGGCAGCATCCGCAGAGATCGACCCACCAAGAATGATGCGTAGTTGCTCTTGTTCTCGCATGTGAGCCTGTTCAGTTCCAGCACACATCCTGCATTGCTTTCCCCTGCTACGCCTCTGAGCAGTGTGCTGCTGGGAGGTGTCCCGTAGGTGACCACCCCTATGAGTGTTTGTCCTCGGAACAGACCGAATGCGTAGGAGATTGACGGGATCCTGCTTGCGTAATGCTTTGCCGTCAGGAACGGGATCGCGTCAGATCTATCGATACTGAGTACCGACAGGTCAGTCATCCGTTGGTTCTCATTCGCCATCTGTCGTTCTGCACTGGTGGTTGTTGTAGTCCGCCTCTTCCCGCAATTTGCGCTTTTCGATGCTGGCATACAAGATGTTGGTTACTGCGTCCATGCGGTTAAGATCCTCTGTCAGCCGCGCGACTGTCAGTTCCAACTGTTCGGTATTTCCTAACAGTTGGCGGATGCTCGCGTTCATTTCAGCCGCGTCAGTCCTGCGCTGCCACAGTTCTTCGATCAGTCGTTGATCGATAGGGTCGCTCGCGGCATCCCATGCGCGCTGCGCTACGCGCTCGGCGTGTTCGCTGCGGTCATCGAATGGCACTATGGGTATGCCGCTGCCAGTTTCATGCCACCATTTTTCAAAGTCTTTCATGGTGTCTCCTTGAAGCAATCCCATCCGCGTCTCGCGGCTTCTGCCATTGCCGCTGTTCGTTCAATGGTCACGACATCCTTTTTGTAAGTGCCGCTGACATAAGTGCAGGCGATTCGCCGCGCCTCGTCGCGCTCGCGCCGCACTTCCTCGATTTCCGCGAGGCAGCGAGCGTCATGCTCGCATCCGCCGCACGGTTTAAATCCCTGCGGAGGTACTGGCTCTCCGTAGCACCTGCAATCCTCAAGGCGCGCCTCAATAACTTTTACGATGTCAGGATTCGAGATCGTCATGATTGTCCTCCTCAATGGTGACGATGGGTGAGAGCGCGCAGTACAGCGCGAACATGCACGAGGCAAGAATGATGACGGAAATGATTGCGCTAACGATGTCTCGGTTCATTCGAAGGCTCCATCAAATTCGTTGTCGTTGCGGTGAGCATTGCGCCAGCCGGTCAACTCGGTTTCAAGTTGGGTGATTCTCACCGTGAGCATGGTGTTCTGCTGCTCAAGTTCAGATCGAGTAGGTCTGTGAAGGTGAATTGGTTTTGGATTGACCGCGTATGCCCACACGATGGCGTTGCGCCTCATGCGTGTCTTGCGCCTGAATCCGCTATCGACGATATAGCCCTTGCGCATCAGCCAATTGATGCCTGCGCTCGCTGTTTGATGCGCCCACCCCGTCTCCATGATCTCGTCGCAGGTATGCGGAGATCGCATGATGATCATCAGCAGGGCAGCGCGCTGCTCGGACATGGGCGCTCGTGCGTATGCATCGTCGCTCGTCGCTCGTCTCGATGACTGGTTCTCACTTTTGCGACCGAAGGGGAGCCAATGCTCCCCCTCGTCGCCGCTAGCAGCGGGGTGTTTCATTCGGAGACCGCGCAGACCGAGAGAATCACTCGCTTAGTGCCGCGCTGCTGCCACTCGACCTTCACTGGTCGATCTGCGGCCTTCGCGTCAGAGATGTCGCCAACGATGATGTCATCGAGGACCGCGAACACCTCGTCGTTGTTGGTGGTGACCTTCCACACTGGGCCAGTCTTGCCGCGATGCTCCTCAATCGAGGCGATGTCGATGACCTGATGCTGAGCGCCATGATCAGGAGCAGGAGCAGCGACAACTGGCTTGGCTGGCACAATCTCCATCGCAGTGGTTGGCTGCGCCATTTCGCGGTCAACGAATCTAGCACTAGGAATCGATTCGACTTCCGTTTCGTCGGTGAAGCCGAGGCCGCAGATCGAGAGGGTGACTCGGCGCTTCGCCTTCGTCTCGGCTTTCATGATCGCGTTCGCCAACGCCTCCCCTTTGAGGCCTGTCACGCTGACTGCGCCAGTCGATTCGTCGATGCGCCCTGCTCGGTCAGTGGCCTGCGCCGTGACGATGGCCACACCCTCGATGCTCTCACGAGTCACCAAACGGATCGAGATGCCGCGCAGCGAGCGCAGTTGATCCGTGCAGTCCTTGCGCGCGTACAGGGTGAGTTTGCCGTTCAGAACGATGTAGTCGAACGGACGGGTCAGCGGGTTCAGCCCGAGGCTCTCGCACACGCTCTTGTAGTAGATGTTCCGCTGCTCGGCAGTCAGCCGATTGAGGTCGCCAGTGATCAGCACCTGCTCGATGGTCTGAGCGTTGATTGTGTCGGTCTTCATCAGTGTCATGGTTCTCTTCCTTATTCGTTTGCGAGCCACCAACGCGGCGGCTCAAGGTCTTGAATGCTCGACGGGTAACCAGTGCGGTCGCCCTCATTGACTTGCCACCAACGCTCCACGAGAGCGTCGATCTTCTGATCCGCGATATCCATCGCTACGGGTGGGATGCGGTAAATCACGGTGAGGTACGGCGCTTTCTTTTCCACTGCGATGATGAGGAATTCATCGACTACGCTGACCTGCTGCTCCGCCAGCCGCCTGTAGAACGCGGCCTGATGGAAGTAGCCGAACTTTGCAGCACTAGCAGCGAAGTCCTTCGGAGCCGCCGATTCAGTGGTCTTGATGTCCACGATCAAGCATGAATGGCGTTTGGTCGCGATGCCATCGACTTTGGCTTTGGCGGGGCGGCCAGCGATTTCTCCGATGATAGTGATCTCGCGATGCGCCAGTGATGCGAGCAGCGTGGACGCATTGACATGGTCGCGCACTGAGGCCGCCATCGCCTCGCCCTGCTCCACGAGATCAGCAGTGATGATCCGCGCGCCCGACAGTTCGGCTCGGCGCTGGGCTGCTGCCCACAGGTCTTTCCCTGCGATGGTCCGCCTGTCGATCTTCCCCAGTTTGATGAAGTCGTTTTCAATCGTCGCTGGAGGCGCGAGCAGCAGCGCGTGAAGGTACGCGCCGAGAGTGAATGCATCGTTCTCCTCGCGAGTCTGCTCACGCTCGTGCGCAAGGTGCGCGTTGGTTCCGTTGATCAGCGCCTTAGTGGTGCTGCTGCTCGGAAGGTCGATGTCGAAGTACACAGCGTCCTCGAATTTCATCAGGCCAGCGGGTAGGTGTGGTATACTCATCTCGTCAGTTCCTTTCTTCCCTCGGCCCAACGAAAGTCGGGACGGGGGGATTTTTTTAGGCTTCGGTTTCGGTCTTGCGATGAACTTGGATGGGCTTGGGATCGTTCTCGCGCTCGGCGATGAAGTCCCGAACGCTCGGGTTGTGTTTGCAGTAGAAGTCGATGAGGACATCGATGGTCGCGGTTCGACTGCGGCGGCCTGCGAGACATAGCGCGTCGAGTCGCCATTTCGTGCGCCCTCCTACGCACACGGTTTCGTGCATACGAGGCTTGGTCCGCATCTGCGGAGATTGATCTTCCATGTGACTCCTAGGGGGGAAAAGAAATCAACCTAGGCAGGAGGTCGGGTGCTACCCCCTGCCTAGGTCGAAGGTTGAATCAGACGAGGGCGAGCGCCTTGGTCATCACGGTGCGCTTCGCGACACCGTATGAGCCGAAGAGATCCGCGTTGGTGCGCGCATCGCCCTTCAGGTATCCACGCTCGAACTGGATGTAGTTCGTCGCGGCGTTGGCGGCGACCCACGCGGTCCCACCGAACTGGCTGGCCTCGCGGTCGAAGACGCGCGACATATCGGAGAGCGCCTCGATGGCCTTCTGCTTACGGCGCGCCTCGGTGTCGGTCTTCGGGCTGACGGCGATGGGGCCGTCGAGCGCGACCAGCACATCGATCCACAGTTCCTGAATCTGCGCGCGGGTCATGCTACGCGCTGCGAGAGCGTTCATCGCCTCGGCCTCGGCCTTCGCGGCCTTGCCGTAGGTCGAGAGCGCGGCCTTGATGTCATCGACGCGCATCGCAAGGCCGCTCGTGTGTCGCCACTTGTACGCGCCGCTGGACGCAGATCCGAGCGCGCCTGTCAGCGTGTTGTTGCACACGACTCGGACGCTGGTCGGCAGACAGGTCGCCGACATCGTTCCATCGTGGGCGTTGGCGAGCAGGATGTACTGCTCGACAGTGTCGCCAGTGTTGCCGATGTCGAGCGTGTTGGTGTGCAGCAGGAAGAACACCTTGCGGCCACCGAACAGGCTGCCAGCAGTCTCGACGCGCGCCTTGCCCTCGGCTCCGAGGCTGGTCGCGATCTCGGCGAGCGTTGCATTCTGAAGGACGCTGTAGTCTGCGCCGACAGTCGAGAGAATCGACTGATCGTCAGAACGGCGCAGGGTCTTGTGTGTGTCGATGATGTTGCGCTCGGCGTTGCCGTCAGCGGAGACGAAGCAGGCGGTGAGCGAGGTGCTTTCCTCCACCGTCCAGCCGAGGCGACCGATGGTGAGCGCCTCGGACGGGGTGACGGTGTCGGGGAGGATCTGCCCGAGGCCGTGCCATGCGGAGGTCTTGGCGAGGACGAGCGAGTCGTTGGAGCGGATTTCGTGAGCCATTGTGTTCAGTGTCCTTTCGAGACAGTGGGGAGAGGGTGTCGGCTTCGGCAAGGTGCTTCGGCTCGACAAGGGGACTATAGCATCAGAATTGTGCTATGCAAGAAGATTGTTCGGAATTCAGAGAATCGCAGTTATCGCCCATGTGACCGAGGCCAGTGCGATCATGGTGAGCAGGCCGCAGACGAGGTCGAGGTTGGTTGGTTCGGTGCGTTTCATGCCAGTTCCTTTCCGCAGGTTCCGCAGCATTGCGGGGTGTTGTAGTCGAGGTTGAAGACGGCCCCCACTGGGTTGCCCTCGCGGTCATCCATGTAGGTGGGCAGGCCGTTCCAGTCCGTGATGGGGCGACCTGTGAGGGTCAGGGTGTTGGCCGCGTAGGCGGCCTTGGTGCAGTCGATGCAGTGGATATCTGCCTCGTATGCGTAGGCTTTGACTGTGGTCGCGCTCATGCTTCACCTCCGTTCGTGATCCGAATGCATACCCGCCATGTCATGGCGCTCTCGCAGTCGCATTCGGGATCCCAGCCCCATGCGTCAAGCGAACCATCGTTATTGGAGGTGTAGTCTGAAAGTTCGCCGCGCTGATCAGCGTACTGATCGATTGCCAACAGCGCGGTTTCGACGCTGCTAGCGGAGCATGACGCGATGTCGTTGTCGCTTAGTGTGCGGGTGATCGCACGCCCGATCTCGTCGATCTCGTTGATGCGGCTGCGCATCGCGTCGATCTCAGCAAGGTCGATTGCGTTGAGAAGCGTGCGGGTGTTGAGCAGACCGACAAGGCGAGTCTCAAACTCGCGGGGGTCGGTCGTGTCACGGAGTGATTGCATACTCATGGTCGTGTTCCTTTCGAGAGGTTGTTTGAGGACAGATACAGTATCGGCTGGATTCGATGATGTGCAACACAATTGTGTTGAGATTGTCGAAGTTCTTGTTATGGGGCGGTCGCATCGCCCCATGCCAAGAAAGGAACTTCAGGAGTCGCGAGCCTCCATCAGCGCGCCCGATGCCAGTTCGGCGATCTTCGCGTTGATGAGGTCGCGCAGTTGGTGGACGAGGATGGCGCGCGCCATCCTGAACTGCGCAGGGGTGAGCGGGGTCTGACACTGCGTGAGGTCATCACGCATCAGCGTCCTCTTGATCTCGTGTTCCGTGACGCTGACTTCGACCGAGGCGCGCGCCTCCTCGGGGGTAACGCCGTTGGAGCGGCAGCATCCGCACAGGGTGATGCCTGAGGACGAGTAGAGCGCGGGGTCAGGCTCGCCGCAGGCATCACACACACCATCAGCCTCGGGCGGATCGTTCTCGTAGCCCTCGCCCTCGGCCAATTCCATTCGGCGCAGGTCTTCCAGTCGGCGCAGGTCTTCCGCGTGTTGCACCTCGTCCGCATCGTCGCCAGCGGTTTCGTAGTCGAAGCCGTCGATGTTGGGGTTCCAGTCGAGGTCCAGCGAAACGCCGTCCTTGTCGGTCAAACGCACGGACAGGAAACAAGAGGCGTTTGGTCGCACTGTGCATTTGCAGGCGTAGCCGTTATCCTGCACGGACGAGCGCAGCATTGCGGCCATCTGCAAGATGTCATCTGACTCTGCGTCAATTTCAGACCAAATATCATTGGTTTCTTGGCAAGCGTCCAGTCGAAGGGATGCGGTGTCGAGGAGCCGCCAAGCCTTGTAGGCGGGGCCGACATCCTCGACTCGCGAGTCAGGCCATCCGATGGCGGTGGCGCTCTCGGTGCGAGCCTCGTCGAAGGAGTCGAAGCGCTTGGCCTCGGACTTGATGCGGCTCACGCTGCGGAACCCGTTGGCGGTCCCGACGAGGTAGATGCCATGCGCGGGGGAGAGGGTGACGATGAACTGGCTTGCGTTCGCGGACATGGTGGTAGTTCCTTTCGAGAACAGGTGTCTGACAAGGGGACTATAGCGCTGGTCTTAGGTGATGCAACACAATTGTGCTACGAATGTGAGATTTAGTTCAGCGTCCTGTAACCGCGTTGATGGCGGCCAGTTCCATTTCGTATTGGACCTGCGTCAGAAGGGCGCGGCCTCGGCGGAGCAGGCTGATCATGTCCATGCAATCCTCGGGCGACTCGATGCGCGACTCGTTCGAGCAGTAGGAGAGAGTGGGAAGACGGCCATCCAGCCATGCGGTCCACTCGCAGGAGTCAACCTCCTCGACGATCACTAGCAGGGACATGCCCTGCCAGTAGGCGGACAGGGTTGCTCGCTTGAGGCCGTGACGGTCCTCGGTCCACTTGATGTTGCCGTGATCAGGTTCGGCGTTGTTGAGAGCGATCTTGATGGCTTCGGCGATGACGGTTTCGGTGGCCTTGACGAGCATGGTGTGTTCCTTTCGAGAACGGGGAGAGAGAGAACGGTCGGGATCAGCCCTCCCCCCGAAGGGGGAGGGTTGGATGCGGATCGTCACTTGATGAGGTGGATGATCGGTCCGAAGCAAGCCTCGCTCGCCTTGCTCTGCTTGCTGGGCTTGGTCAGCGCGGCGTTGGCCTTGGCGAGCGCTGCGGTGACTTCCCAATGCAGTTGTCTGACCATCGGACCAGCGCTGTAGTTCGTCAGGCAGTCGATTGCGGCCAACTTAGCCAACTGGCGCTCAGCGCAGAGTCTCGCATCCGTCTTGGTGACACCCTTGATCTTGGACCCGAATTCAGACAGCGAGACGGTTTCGCATTGGATGTGGCAGACGAGGGTGTTGAGCGCTGCGGTGATGCAGTTCTCGCGGAGTGAGCAATCGGTGGTGACGATGTCGTAGGCGGCGTTCGAGTACGAGAGGGTGATGGTGTTGAAGATTGGCATGGTGGGTTCCTTTCGAGAACGATCAGGCTTTGAGTGTGGGGTTGGCGAGGAGGGCTTTGGCGGCGATCATGGCGTTGTAGGTTCCGTAGTTGACGATCCTGTACCCGCTGCGGACGGTGTCACCCTTGCAGATGATCAGGTTGTTGTGGCTGTCAGACTGGAGGGTGTACATGGGGGAGTTCCTTTCGAGAACTGGTTGGCTTGCTTGCTCTTGACAACATCACTCTACAGCAGATTTGTGGTGATGCAAACCCTTCATCGGGTTTTTCGCGAACTTTGCTTTAACGATTGTTCCAACTTGCTTGCAAGTGCCGTAGGATGCAGGGCATATGGCCAAGCAACTTTCCGCAACAATCTTGTTCGATTCCATCCCAACCAGCGTCGAACGGCCTGAAATGGCTGATAAGCGAGCAAGGCAGATGGCGATATGGCTTGAAGAGGTGGGGCCGCACGGTTGGCGAGCAGCGGCAGAGGCGGCTGGCATCGGCGATGCGCAGGTCCACAGGTGGATGCGGCTGTACCCTGAGTTCGCGGAGGCGCATCGGCTGACGATGGCGGCAACGGCGCTGCGGCTGGAGGCCATCGTCGATTCCATCGCAACGGGGGAGATCGACGCGACCCCAGCACAGGTGACGCTGCTCCAGTTCCGCTTGAAGGGTCTCAAGCCCGATGTCTACCGTGAGCGTTCGTCGGTGCAAGTGGATCAGCGCACGACCTTGTCCACGGCGGCAGGCGAGGGCGGCAGGGCGCGGCTCCTGCTCGCCGAGTGGCAGGCGTGACGGTGGTGGTGACAGCGGGGGGTGGCTCGACCCCGCCCCTCCGCCGCCCACCCCCCCGCGAGCGCGCGCGCCCAGTACCTAGTATCAAACACTACCCTCCCTTCTCCCAGTACTGGCACATAATTAACTACATCCATGTCCGACAATACACGGCATCTTCGGGATAAGTTCCTTACCGCTACTGCAACAGATGAGTCTGCGCAGGCGGACTTTCGGTCTGCGTTTGCGGAGGACATATGTTTGTGGCTTCGTTTGACGGGGTGGACTTACGCGCCGAAGGAGGTGGAGGCTGTTTCGGGTCGTGAGTTGCCTACAGCGAAGCCGAACAGGCCATTTGTGTTGTGGCCTTGTCAGGAGAGGGCGGTTCTGGAGGTACTGGCAGGGGTAACGGATGGACGAGATGTGGTTGTGCGTAAGAGTCGCGACATGGGTGCATCTTGGTTGATGGCGGCTGTATCGGTGTGGGGTTGGCAGTTCCACGGCTGGCAGACATTGATTGTGAGTCGTGTTGAGGACGGTGTTGACCGGCCCGGCGACCCTGACAGTTTGATGTGGAAGATTGACTACCTGCTGCAAAGCCAGCCATCTTGGTTGTTGCCATTGGTTGCGGACGAGTTGTTGCGGCGTGGCTCGGATACGAGGCAGCACATGATGCTTCGAAACCCTGTTTCTGGGGCGACGATTGCGGGTCAGGCGAGTACTGCCCATGTTGGTAGGGGTGGTCGCAGAACGATGATTTTGTTTGACGAGTTTGCGTCGATGGGTGATGCGGAGGCTGCTTGGCGGTCTGCTGCGGACGCAACTGCTTGTCGAATTGCTGTGAGTACCCCCCTTGGTAGTGGAACCCAGTACTCGACATTGGTGCGGATGGCTCGAACTCAGGGCGATCCGAGGCTGGTGGAATTGCTGTACACGGATCACCCGTTGAAGGGCGCTCATGCGGAGAAGCGGACGGATGTGGATGGGCGGGTTACGGGGGTTGCGGGGTCGGATTACATGTGGACCCCGTGGCTTGGCGAGCAGATGAAGCGCCGTGACACGGTTGACATGGCGCAAAATGTGTTCGCAACGGAGGTTGGAAGCGGATCGAACTTCTTTACTCCATCTGTGGTAACTGCCCACATGAATGAGTACGCCGTTCCCGGCGAGCGGTGTGAGTTGCTCCGTGGCAGGTTCGTTGCTGACCCGAATGGACGCTGGCGGGTGTTCCGACATGGCGATGTGGAGCGTGAATATGTCCTGTTTGCGGACCCGTCTTACGGTACTGGCAGTGCCAACTCGGCTATCTGCGTGATGGACGCGGACAATCGGGAGGTGGTTGCTGAGTTTGCTGACCCGAATGTGCCTCCCCATGACCTGTCTCAGGAGATGGTGGAAGTGGCCATGACGGTGTACAAGGGACGGCGTTTGCCGATCATTGGCTGGGAGGTCAACGGCCCCGGCGCGGCCATGCACCATGACTTCCAGCGGATTGGGTACTCGGCGGTCTACCGCCAGCGGATGGTTGGCACTACCACTGAACGGCTCACGGTGCGCATTGGTTGGAACAGCAGCCGCAGGGCCAAGCGGACTTTGCTGGGCAACTTGTCCCGAGAGATAAGTCAGGGGAATATTCGCATTCCCAGTGAGGAAACATTGAGGGAAATGCTTGATTATGTTATACTTGCGGACGGGTCAATCGAAGCGGCATCCGTTCGAGACCTAGCATCTGGCGCTCGCGAGTCTCACGGTGACAGAGTTATCGCCTGTGCGGGAGCATTGATGCTGTGCGATCAGGGCGTAAGTTCTCAGAACATTGATACAGCGCTGCCAAGCGATTCGCTTGGAGTGATCTTAAACCACCAAGAGGTATTCAAATGAGTTACGGAGCAGGCTACCCAAATTCGATGCGACACAAGGCCGAGCGCGGAACCAAGGTTGTTGGCATGAAGGCTGGCGGCAAGAAGCGCAATGGCATGGATGGCGGCAAGGACGGCGCAAAGGGTGGTCCTGCTCGTCCGCAGGCTAAGAAGGGCAAGAAGTAATGGCTGCAAAGAAATCTGCATCCAAGTCTTCAAAGCCTTCAAAGAGCCACCCGTGGCGATCTGAACTCAAGAAGCATGGACCGAAGCATGAGAAGGCCGAGGGCAAGTTCGAGATGATCGAACGCAAGGCCAAGGGCTACTCCTCTAAGCGCGAAACCTACAAGTAATGTATGTACCCCCGGTTACACATGTTAAGCCGGGAGTGGTTACCGTTGCTGGTAGGGGCGGAAGACGCATCACCCATCCATTCGATGACCTTCGAGAGAAGGAAGACAAGAAGAAGGATGATGACAAGAAGGACAACAACGATTCCACTGCTCAGAAGCATGGCGTTCGTCGGTAGATCTGGAATCAAGAACGGAGGATACTGACCATGAAGTGCAAGAAATGCGGCAAGTCGAATTGCAAGTGCAAGGGCAAGTGATATGGCTCGAAAGAACGGACCAAACCTATCTGTCGGTCGCGGTGAGAAACTTCCAGTGTCGCAGGGCGCTGGCCTGACCGCCAAAGGTCGCGCGAAATACAACCGCGAGACTGGCTCTGATTTGAAGGCTCCGCAGCCTGAAGGTGGCGCTCGCAAGAAGTCGTTCTGTGCGCGCTCCGCTGGATGGACTGGTGAGCGTGGCAAGGCTGCAAGAAAGCGATGGAAGTGCTGATGCCTCGCAACTACCGGCATGAATACGACAAGTTCCAGTCTTCGGCAAAGTCGAAGGCGGATCGCGCTGCTCGCAACAAGGCCAATCGCAGCGCTCAGGCTGCTGGAATCATCCGCAAGGGTGATGGAAACGATGTGGACCACAAGAACGGCAACCCTCGCGACAATCGGAAGTCAAACATTCGTGTCGTAAGCAAGTCAGCCAACAGGGCAAAGCATTGACCAAGAAGAAGACATACACGATGCGAGTTGACAGCCAATCTCACAAGCAGGTGAAGATGCTGTCTGAAGTCTTCTCTCAAAAATTCGGAACTTACATATCTATGGTCGATGTGCTTCGCATGGGCATATCGGTCTTACATATGCGTTTACAAGAGAGCATCACTGATGCTGCTGTGAAACCAAAGGATTGACAATGGGCATCCAACGACAACAATTTCGTATCCAAAATTTCCCTACTGAGACGCGCGAGTACAACCCGCTGAAGTGTGTGCGGATGTTCAGCGACTTCTTCGACAAGGGGAATTTCAACACCAATGTCGCCGCTGGCGCTAGTGGAAGCACACCGACGATTGCGTACACCATGTTGTACTCAAACACTTCCGCGCACTACGCGACAATGTCGAGTGTTTCTGCCAGCGTTGTGGACGCGCGCGCAGACATTAGGGATACCGTTGCAGCGCCAGTGCTGAAGGGTGGCCAAGCAGAAATGGATATCTGCTGCAAGGTCAAGACCAACTACGCGGCAGCCGCGAATGTGAATATCCTTGTCCGCGTAGGTTTCTACGACACATCCGCATCTCCAGTTCTTCCGGGAAGCGGTTGCGGAGTGTGCTTCTTCATCAACGCAGGAAGCACATGGAAGGTCGGTGTCTACAAGGGATGGGACGGTGTCGCTCTCAGCGCAATCAGTTACAAGTTTGAGAAGGACACGGGCATTCAGTCCGCTGACTACCACACTCTGTGCATCTGGCAAGACGCGAAGGCAACCAAGGCCATCTTCACCATCGACGATGTCGTTGTCCATGTGCAAGATGGAAACCTTCCCAATACGCTGGACACTAAAGCCTACAACGCTGGCGTTGGTCTGACATGCACTGGTACACAGGCTGTTTCAACCGTTGTCGATGTTGACTGGATGCAGTTCCGCTACTTCGCCGATAGGACAACATGATTACCTCACAATTCTCAGGCTACTCGTTGGACACCGATATCCGCGAACTCGATGTGCGCAAGTGCATCCGTGGGTTCATGGACGGAACGAACATCGGGACAATGGGAGAGGCAAGTACTGCTGCAAATGGAACTCTGACATTTGTTGATTCGTGCAGTCCTAGCGAATTTGGTTATGCCCGCATGGCTAATGCGGCAAGCACTGGTCTTTCGCGCGTCTGGATATCTGACCGTAATGGAATTGGAAACTCAGGATTTGTTCCCGGCGTATTCGAGTGCGATTCCTTTGCGAAGGTACGAGTTTCTGTAAATACATCCGTGAATGGATCTGTTTCCAGAGTTGGGTTTTTTCCCGGTCATACAGCATCTGAGGCTTATGCTGATGGCGCATACTTTCAATGTCAAAAAGTTGGATCAGCACCAGCGCCTACGACATGGTCCATTGTTCTTGTGGTGAACCAAAATGCAGTATGGGATGGAGTTACTCCATATTTGCTCGTTAAAGATACTGGCGTACCAGTCAGTTCATGGGCGACTCTTGGTGTTTGGATCAACAAGAATGCGACTGAAGTTCTTTTCTATATCAATGGAAAAGTTGTTTACAGGGAAACTGATCCTAATCGCATTCCTTCCGTAGGGAAAATGGGTGGCTCATTGGGAGCAGCAACTTCTGGACAAGGGTTGCAGGCTGGCGCAAGTTTGAGGATGCAAGTAGCCAATGCTGACCTCGCTGGAGTCATGGTGGTTGATGTTGAATGGTGTCGATACCGCTATTACATGGAGCGTTGAATTGGTTCAACCTCTTCTGTGAGTCGAGATTTCTAGGAGATCAAACATGAAAAAGAAAAACGCAGTCGCCGCGAACACCAAGACCGTCCGCAAGGCAATTTCCAAGAACGCAGCGCGAGCGTCTGTCTCGCAGAGAAGCAAGGCCAATCAACTGGCTAATCAACCCGCTCAAGGCAAGTAAGACAAACTAGGAGAAACAACATGGCAAAGAAACCCGCAGTCGTGGCAAACACCCGTTCCGTTCGCAAGTCAGTCGCTAAGAAAGCAGCCGTTGCATCTGTCTCATCCCGCAACAAGGCAAACAATCTGACTAGCACCAATCCCGGGATGGTTACCCCACCCAAGCCACCGCGTACTTGATGGTAGAAACCAAGAAGTAACAACCCATGCTTGATCTAACATTTTCATCCCTTCGTAGGGAAATCGAGAACGCGGAGAAGTTCCGTGATGCTCATCTATCGTCTCTCAGGACGATGATTGAGAAGTATCACGGTCCTGCATTCCGAGATGACCGTTCCGATTCCTATACGGATGACCCTGAGAACTTTGGACACGAGTATGTCTCAATGGTGCTGCCTCGCATCATCTACGACACTCCAAAGTTCCGGGTGAAGATGGGCGATCCCATGCTGGAACTGATGGTCGGCAAGCGACTACAGATCGCAATCAACCGTTGGTGTCGAATCACGAAGTTGCGGCGGACCCTAGAGCGCATCGCAACTGACATGCTGTTCGCTTACGTGGTTTCCCTGACGGTGAGCGAGCCTCGTCCTGAGATTCGCAAGATCGACGGGAAGGAACCGTACCTTCCACGGGTATACCGCATCTCTCCAGAACGGTTCTTCCTCGATCCTGCCGCTACGAACATCGAAGATGCCCGTTACATGGGGCATTGCTACGCGATTGACAAGAACGATCTTCTTGATCGAGCAGAAAACGACAAGACATACGACCTAGATGCCATCCTTGCCATCCCTTCGGGGACAGACATGGATGAGGTTCGTGATGACCGAGGTCGAAACATCGAAGATCGCAAGGAACTTGCCGTCTACGAGGTTTGGGTTCCAGAGGCGGACGAATCTATCGCTGAAGAGATCGATGAAATCATCGGTCCGGGCATGGTGAACGGGACGATCTACACCTTTGTGAAGGGTCGATCCACTACGGGCAAGTTCGATGGCTTCATTCGCAAGCCCATCCCGTACTTTGGGCCTCGAAGTGGCCCGTACACCATGTTTGGTGTCTACACGGTTCCAGATGACCCGTATCCGCTGTCTCCTTTGATGGCAATTCAGTCTCAAATCGTTGATCTGAATGCCCACTTGAGTAGCGTCCGATCCAGCGCAGCCGCTTACAAGCGTCTGATCATGGTCGATGCCCGAAACAGCAAGTTGGCGCAGGACATCAAGGACAAGCCGCACGACTACATCGTTCTGTCTGAGTCTCTGGACAAGGACAAGGTGCTGAACCTTGAAATCGGCGGCATCACCCAGCAGCAAGTCCAGTACTCGCAGATCGCTCAGGATCGACTTGACCGCGTGTCGGGTATCCATGACGCGATGCGCGGCAATGTGTCTGGAACCGCTACTGCCACCGAAATCGCCGTTGCTGAGTCGAGCGCTACGATGCGCATGTCTCACCTGAAGCGCCAATTTCAGGACTCAGTAGACGAACTCGCTAGAGGAGTCATGTGGTTCATGTGGCATGATGACCGAGTTTCGTTCCCTCTTGGTCGAGAAGGAGCGCAGGCGCTTCTGGAAGCCGATCCCAAGTTCACTGGCGGGGTCCGAATGCCCGGCTGGGAGGATCTTGAGGTTGCTGTAGACGCATACAGCATGGAACGAGTGTCCGAGGCGCTCGTTCAGAAGCGCGCTATGGAACTGCTCCAGATCACCACCTCCGTGGCTCAGGGCATGATGGCGATGCCGTTCATCAAGTGGCATGAGATCCTTTCGGTGGTTGGCGATGCACTCAACATGCCCAACTTGTCCGACATGATCGACCAGAATTCGATGGCACAGCAGTCACAGCAGGCCCAACAGGCCCAAGGCGGTCCACCTATGGGTGGTTCCCCTTCGGGCCAAGGGCAGCAAATGAATGCGATGGGCGAACCCAATCCGATACCTGCGTCCAGCAGGTCTGGTCTGCAAGGACCAGCAAACAGGGCCATGTAACATGAAGTACGAATTTACGAATTCCGATGGAAATGTGGTAGAAATCGTCATGCTTATGCGTGACGCTCCGTCCATCGGCAGTATTATTGTCCACGAAGGCCAAGAACTTACCCGTATTGCCAGCAATTTGCAGGTTGACACAGGTACGATCCGTAACACTTATCCGTATGTGAGCCATGCTCTTCCGCGCAAGTTGGAAGGATGCAAGGCTACCAAACGGGGCAAGCCAATCATTATGTCTAAGCGCCATGAACGCGAAGTCATGGCTCGGCATGGTTTTGAAAAGGACTGATATGTCAGAACCCGAAGTACCAACCATTCCTGTTGATGATTCAACCAATCCTGTACAGCAGATGGCTGCGGAAGCCGCGTTTGAAGCGGACAACTCCGAAAGCGAAGATGCTGTTCTAGATCGAATCTTCGGCAAAGACGATTCTGCTCCACAGCAGAACTTTCGCACGATTGATCCCGAGCCTCAGAACGACCCTGACTTTGATCGGGCGTTCAAGGCGTTGCAACGGGATGGCGTTCCAGCCTACATCATCGATAGCATCAAGTCCGATCCCTCCAAGATGAAGGAATGGGGCTTGAAGGCGGCGAAGAGGCAGGCTGATGTGGATTCGTTTGGATCGAAGAAGGCAAACAGCGCGGAAACTCCGACTCCCGCTCCTGTTGCATCCAAGATCTCCCCTGATAACTCCAAAAATTCTGGCGACTCAGAGGATGATGCAGATCCTCTTTCAGTATTTGGCGACATCTTTGGAGATGAGGCGGCAAAGCCCCTTCGAGCCATCACCGAGCGTCTTCGATCCGATTTTGAGGAGAAGACCAAGGCGATGGAAGTCAAGTACGAGACTCGTGGAGCCTACGAGCGTATGTCAGCGTTGTATGGGAATAACTCCCCGTCCTTCGATGACATCACGAAAGTGGCAGCGCAGATCGGGCGTGAAAATCCCGGTCAATTTGAATCCATCTCGGACATCGTCCAAGAAGCATTCCGAATGCGGGCTGGAGAACCGAAGCGTTCTGATCCTCGAAACTCTGCTCGTCCAACCGTTGGCAAAGCGCCAGCGCGCGTGACTCGCGAGATTGACCGTGAAGACGCTGTTCTCGACATCTTGCTTTCGGGCGGCTCCCGTGCTGACGCTCTCCGAGTCCTTTCCCGCTAAACCAAAGAAATACCATGCCATCAATCACGACATTCAACGACTTTATGACTACGACTGGGCCGTCATACCTGACGAGCGCAGATTCCGTTATCAACGAGGCTGTCAAGAACACTTACGCCTTCTCTCGCCTGCTCAAGGGCAAGACGAAGGAACAAACCATTCAGGGTGGTACTGAAATCCGCGATGTCATCATGTTTGATGATTCGCGTACCTACGACCACTACCAGCCGAACGACACCTTCACTTGGCGCAACCCGCAGGTGACCGATTATGTTCGCGCGCCGTGGCGTTTCCACATTGACCACATGTCGTGGACTGACGCTGAGGTCGAACTGAACACTGGCGAGACTTCTGGTGCGAACAAGGCCGCTTACAAGCGCCTGAAGCGGATCAAGGAGCAGCGAATGTGGACCTCGATGCTCAACGGCTTTGAGGAGGATCTGTGGGCTGTTCCGAATGTTGCGAACATGGAGAGCGACACTGGCAAGTTGCCATACTCGCTTCCATACTTCCTTACGGAGTTGTCCGCTAACCTTGGTGGATCCTTGGGAATTCGTGGTACGGCTCCGTACACCGCTAGCACTAACAGTTCTACCACCGTCATGCGTATCTCTCCGTTCACGGAGAGCCGTTGGACCAACGCGGTTGAACTTTACAACTGCTCGCCGGGCGCGCTGACTCCGCTTGGCGCTGAGTGGGGTAAGCCACAGACTAGTGCGCTTACTGCTGAAACGGTTTACGCACAGGGCGCTTCTGGTGGACACACCGTTCAGTTAAGCAACCTCTTTAATGCAATGGATGTCATGTTCATGCGCGTCAAGTACGAGGCTCCATCGACTCGTCAGCAGTACTTTGAGAACGACAATCTGAACCGTCAGATGATTCTCACGAGCCGTAGTGGTGTGCAGAACTACCGAAACGCTCTTCGTCTCAGCAACGACACCCTTGTTTCGTATCAGGATGCTTCTTACAGCAGCCCTGCCTACGCAGGCATCGATGTCACCTACTGCTCTGACCTTGACAACGCAGCGATCTACCCAGCGAACACGGGAACGGCAGCGGCAGCGACCCTTGCTGGATACAACAGTGTGGTTGGTTCTAACGGATACAGCGCAACGGCAACCACAGGCATCTCGTCGTTCGGAACCGAGAGTGGTGCAAACACCATCGTCCGCGCTCCTCGCTACTACTTCGTGAACGGCAACTACCTGACTCCGATCTTCCATGCTCGTCGTTACTTCAAGCAGCATGAGGTTCTTCGTCACCCAAATCAGCCGTTCACCTATGTCCAGCCCGTTGACTGCTGGTCGAACCTGTTCTGCAATTCGCGTCAGCGTCACGGCGTTGTTGCTCCTCTCTCGTTCCAAGCCACCTAATCAAAGTTAAAGGAGGATCATCAACATGATTCCCGGAATTCTCGTCCCTTCAGGAAACCTTGCTGCACTTAGTCCTGCGCAAGTAATTGTTCAACCAATCGCAGGTGTCGCCGTTACCGTTGGCGACATCGTTATGTTCGATCTTGCAGGCAACAACACCACCTACACCGATGTGGCGCAGTACGACGAACTCGACAACAAGAAGAATCCCTTCAATGTCGTTGTTCTCTCGACGGTGGCGCTTGGAGAGGGTGGCGTATACGGAGTTGTTATGGAAGCCGCCGCCTCAGGATCTCGTTGCAAGGTGTGCATCGCTGGTATGGTCAACGCAAAGGTCACCGGTACTGCCGTTATCGGCGCTACCGTTCTCACTCCCGGAGCAGGTGTTCTTGTTCCGCCAGTGACTCTCGTCGGCACAGGAGTCGCCCTCGCCTTGGCGGCGAACAGCGGCGGCCCAAATCTCTGCCGCGTTCTGTTCAGCGGATGGTCATTCGGCTCTCAGGGCGCGTGATCTGACAACTACTCTCGGGTGGCCTTGGGAAACCAAGGTCACCCGCTTATATGCTTACATACGGTGGCCTCAAGCAGCACATCCTTCTGGCGCTCGGCGGTCAACCGTCCATCGTCAGCGGTGTCACGCAAAATCAGCGGATCGCTGAGATCGTCAATCAGGCTGGCAACTACCTGTTCTCCAAACAGTGGCGGTTTCGAGAACGCACTGGTCGCCCCGTCTCTTTGGTAGCCAACCAAAGTTGGGCGGCGATGCCCGGCGATGCCGAGGAGATCATCAGCCTGATCACCAAGGCGGGTCTTGGTTGGCGCGTCGAGTTGACCACCCCAGATCAGATCGAGGTGTTCCGAAGCACCATGTTCCCAGCAATGCTCGGGAGCGTGTACTACGCGGCTCTCTCGCGCCCGTGGGCGCAGTCTGACGATGTGACCCCCCTCGTGGCGGGTACGGCGTTCCCTGCCGTCAGGATGGATCTGTACCCCACTCCTAGCGCGACCTCCACCGATGCGATCATCATGCGCTACCGCGCTGGTTGGACTTCCGTATCTGGAGAAACCAATGCCGTCACCCCAGACGCTTACATCATCCCCGTACCACCGTATGTAGAGGCGCTACTTGTGTCCTACTGCCGAGCATTCGCTATGGCATACGAAGACGAGGGTCTGACCGCTCGTCTGGTAGAGATCGACAACGGCCCAATCTGGAACGCGGCAGCGATCAAGGATGGAATTGCACAGCGCGACTACGGTCGGCTGCCTTCATCTCGTTCAGGTTTTGTCTCGGATCCAATCAGTTACAGGAATGGGTTTGTCCCAGATCCGAACTGACTATAAGTTCTGTAGTTATATAGAGTTCTATCGTGTTATAGCCAGAGGCAGGTATATTCTCCATACTTAAACATTTCAGGAATTCTATAAAGTAAATATAGAGTTTCTGATGGAGAATAATATGACTGTTGAACTCATGTTCGCGGCGCTTGGGATCATCGCAACCACAATCACGACCACAATGGTTGTGTATTCAAAGATCGTCGCCCTTGAGGTTGCCATCGCTCGGCTTCAAGTTCAGGTCAGTCATTATGACGAGCGAATCGCCAAACTAGAAAAGGCTTAAAATGTCGAGTTGGAAGACTACTACTGTTGGAATCTTGGCTGCTGTCGCAATCATGGCGACCCAAATCGGGGCGATGCTTGACAGCGACCCTGCCACCACCTTTTCGTTGGAAGCCATCTTCAGCGCGCTGGCTGCGCTTGGTATCGGCCTGTTCGCCCGTGACAACACCGTAACCAGCGAGCAGGCTGGAGTGAAGTGATGCCATGCTCGACAAGTTTGTTGCCGCATTCGCCCTCGCTCTATTCGCTTACCTTGAGAAGCGTTTCGACCGTAGCAACACTGCTGTCGATGCTGATGTTGACCGCAAGACTTTGCGGCTTGCTTCTGTTCGCCTTCGTGCTTGGGTGCGGCAGCAGGACGATCTTCGTGCCGGAAAGCAGCCCAATGCGGATAGCGGAGCCGAACGGGGCAAGGATGAGGGTGTACCACCGCGTTGATGGTGTCTGGACGCGGTCAGAGAATTCAATTGTTGTTCCAGAGGGCTGGTATTTGCTGCCTCCCTCCTACATGACTGAGGAAACGCCATGACTGCGAAGATCCAGATCCGCCGAGACACGACCACAAACTGGGCCGCTCCAACTCCGCCAACGCTTGCTATTGGCGAGATTGGTCTTGATACGACTCTGAAGGCGATCAAGATTGGAGACGGTTCATCCAATTGGACGGCGCTCCCGTGGCTAAAGCCAATCTTTGATACTGCAACTCAGTTTGTGGGGGGTACGGCAGCGCTTCCGTCAATTACCGCTATTGGTGATCCAAATACTGGAATTGCCTTTACTGCCGCAGACACGGTTGTAGTTGCAACCTCAGGGGTAGCAGCAATCACTGTTGGCACTACTCAGGGAGTGACGCTGTCATCCAATCTTAGTGTTGCTGGAACGCTCGATATGACGAGCGGCCTGATCAACAATGTTTTAACACCAGTTAGTGCCAACGATGCGGCGACTAAGTCTTATGTAGATGGAACTCGCATCGGTCAGACGGCCATTATTTCTGTTGACGCAACTACGGTTAATACTGAAGTAAGTGGAACCACAGTTTCGAGTTTGTTTACTTGCTCCGTATCTGGAATTGCGAATCTTAGATCAACAGCAGGAACATGGAGGGGCATTGCTTGCAGTTCCACGGGGAACTATGCACAACTCAATGTCAACACTACTTCCGCATCAACTACTGCTGTAAATGGTGGAACCGCTCCGACAACCACATTTTGGGCGACACTTATTAGAACCGCATGACCCACATCCCAGTCCAACTTCCGTTTAAGGGCTTCACGGAGCAGTCGCAATTCAGCGTTGTTCCGCCGGGGATGACACCGTCATGCCTGAACATGATGCCATCGGATATTTGGAGTGGTCGAACTAGGATCAGTACTCGCAACGGAACGCAGTTGTACAGCAGCCTAGACGGGATTCAATTCCTTGGCTCGTACCGAGTGTACGAGGGAACTCCGTCCATTCTGGTAGAGAAGATCATCTTCGTGCGCGCCGGGAAGATCTACTACTCAGATCCCCATGCTGATATTCCTGCAACGCCCGTGCTGTTTGGAGACGGGACAACAACGCAAGCAACTGCCTTGTTGAACACTTCAGGTCTTGTAGAGGGTGTCCAGTTTGGAAACAACTTTCTGTTCGTTGACGGCGATCACTATGTGATTGTGTTTCTAGATACCCCAACTATCTCTACTGCGGTTGGAATTTGGGGGAAATCCGCAACTACCGAACGCGGTCCTTGGCATACGGATCCATCTGGTGTTGCGGCAGGGGAAAGAGCAACGCTGATATGCAGGTGGGGCGCTAGGCTTGTTCTTGCTGGGTACAAGAAGTTTCCGAACCTTTGGTATGCCTGTCAGCCTGATCTTATTTATCCATACATAAGTGACCCAGCGGCTGCTGCATTTGATGGATGGGATCCAACTCATTACATCGGCGCGATCTCTGGTACTAGCGGCAATGAATTTGGAACTCTTGGAGATCCGATTGTTGCGATCTTCCCGTTTGCGCAGACTGGGTTGATGTTCGCCTGCTCAAACTCGTTTGCGTTTCTTACGAGCGATCCAGTAATTGATACGACTGCTCAAATCTCCTGCCTTACGAGGTCGATTGGCATTGCTGGCTCGCGAGCATTCTGCCAGTCGCAAGAGAAGGGCGCGTTCATCCTTGCGAATGACGGGCTGTACTTCCTCAACGCGAATGACTTCAACTTCAACCGAGCCTCTCGGGTAAGCGCTGGTAGGCTTGATTCGTTCTTCCTTCGCCTTGACTTCGGAACACCCGCTATTGGCGGCACTGGAAGTTTGTCGGGCGGAACATTGCGATCCGTTTCAACCGATGTCGGAACTGCATCTGGACCACTCGCTGAGAAGCAAACCCAAGACGGCGGTTTGTCGAGCGATGCCACAGCCGAGACAGTAGACCTTGGCACTTCTATCGCATCCCTGTTCGGCTCTACGGAAACAGGAGAGGTATTCCCGTGCCTCTGCTATGACCCTGACCGAGAGGGGGTGTGGGTCTTCTTGTCAGTAAGCGGAGTGGAGCAAGCAAGCCTGCACCTGTACTACGACTTGAAAACAGATTCGTTTTGGCCACAGCGGTTTGCGGATCCCAACATCTATGCTCCTACCTGCTCTTCGTACATCGGAACATCGAGGACTAGCACTGGAAGGCTGTTCATAGGGGGATCAGAATCTCTTAGCATCATCGGCAGATCTTTCCCCATTGGAATCGACGGGTGGAATGAAGCCATGACTGATGAAGATCAGCGCAGGCAGTTTGTACGAAGCAGCCTGACCGTTGGTCCAGTTCTTGCGCAGTTGCCGTACCGCGTGATGATGAACGAAATCCGTGTTGACCTTGCAGATGATGGATATGAGGTTCCTTCTAACTTTACTGATCTGAGTCAGGATCCGATCATCTCTGTATCGAGTGGCGATACGGCGCAGAGCGCCTTGGGCATTCAAACGGACAGCCTGTTCGTCATCAACCTGAATCCGCTCGTGATCGATTGTGGAGATGCGTTTGTATCTAGTCCCTCCCCATTTTATGACGGAGGAGAGCCCGGGGCAGTCGTTGTAACACCTCCAAACTACATCGACGGGCGATTTGCTGTTAGGCCATTCGGCCAGTACACACAGGACGATCCGTTTGCAGAGGGCATCAACCGCGTCTACATCGGACCGGGAGATTGGTTGATTCGATGGGATCTTACCCAGATTTGCTGGACGATTGAACGCATCTCATCTACTGGACCAACTGTATATACCGTTGAATACGAGCAGATTGTTCCGGACATTGGCTCGCCAGATGGAGCGATGATCACGCTGACGCAGAATCCCGTATCACCAGATGTCATGGACAACGCAAATGTATCGGGAGCGTCCTTCCCAGAGGCGAGTGTTACTGAGGTGGGATCACTTGTTCCCGGGCGTAACACCGCCAAGAAGTGCAGAATCCGTGGCGAAGCGTTGTATATGACTATCGCATCCGATGGGAAGCCGTGGGCTATTGAGCGCATGGCTGTTCTTGTTTCACAGGTTGGAAAGAGCAGAGGAGACTAATATGTCATGGTTCTCAGAAGCCATCTCAGGTGGCGCTGGCGCTCGGCGGCAGGCTCTATCGAGGGTCGGTGCATCAGCAGTCAGCGAATTCAGAACTCTTGGTACTGACTATGCCGCTCTTTTCAACCCAGTGATTGAGCGGTACACGCAAGACCGCCAAGCAAACATGGGTTTGTACCGAGCCGAAATGGCTCGGGCTGAATCGTCGTTTACTCAGTACCTGACTCAAGCGAAACAGGAATACGGAGCGGGTATGGATCGAGCAATCTCTGAAATGAGAGTTGGTCGAGAATCTACGCTTGCTCTTTCTGCTCAAGAAACTGGCAGGCAACAGCAGTCTGCGCGTTCTATGAATGCGTTCACTGGTCTTGGTCAAACATCGTTCGGTCAGGGACGGGTAGAAGCCATCGGGCGGCAAGGCACATTGCAGCAGGGTGCAATCACGGAGCAATACGCAGGCCAACTGTCTGCACTTGAATCGCAGCGAGCGGCAGGCATGTCCACTATCACCGCGCAAACTGGACAGGGTCTATCGGGAATGCAGCAATCGATGGCCGCAAACCTGTCCAACATGTACCAGACCTACAGCGGCAACATCGCCAACATGCAGCAGTCTGGTATTGGCCAGCAATTCAACATGTATCAGCGCGGTATGGACCTCAATTACGGTGCGCAAACCCAAGCGGCGAATCTTGCTGGAGGCGGAATTGCCGCCTTCGGAAGTGCTGCATCGGCAGTTGGCGGCTCTCTTCTCGGAGGCTGGATGTCCAATGGATTTAGTATGGGAGGAATGTCTACTCCCAATACCTACAGCGGCCAATACACCAATCAGTCTGGTGGAAACATAAACGGTGGATATAACTCCAGCGGTGGCGCTGTAGGAGGAAGGTAATCAACATGATTCAGCAAGATGATTTCTTCACCCCAGATCGATTGAAAGACATCGGTGTTGGACTTGGTCAAGGACTTCAAGCGCCGAATGCATTGTCCGCATTTGGTGCTGCTCTTTCAGGAACTATTGCTAGTAGTTCTGAGCGCGCAAATCGCGCTGAACTTATTGCTCTACGCGCGGCTGATGCTAAAGCGCAAGAGGAAGCGCAGATTCGCGGTGAAGGCCGAAAGGAAGCATCGGCAATTCGCGGTGAGGACCGCGCTCGCGAGAACGCGAAGAATGAGCGAGCGGACAACCTTAAGTATTTCCTTGATCAGAATGTTAACCTTTTTAGCCAAGGGAAAGACTCTCCATCAGCGGTTGCTGATAGGCGGAAGAATTCCGAATTCGCGCAAGCATTTGCCCAAATGATGAGTGGAAATCAGCCTCGGCTTAAAGGTAATTCACCTGCCAATCTGTGGGATGAATTGATGGCTCAACCAAGGGACAAGCCAGAAGACAAACCAAAATATCCGATGCTAAGGGAAGTGTTTAATCAACGACGAAATGCGTCTGACCCGAGGACTAATCGATGATGAACATTTCCGAAGCCGTTGCCCCTGATCCCGCTGCTCCTGAAACGGTTGCTGGTGGTTCGTATATTCCGCAAACTCCTCCAGTAGATCCTCAAGCAGCAGTCAAAGGAATTGCTGGGCCAAAGGAACTACTTGGGCAAGCCCGTGATGTAAATCATCTTCCTCTCACCCTGTCGGGAATCTCCGATGGTGATCCCGTAGGCATGGAGACATTTGATCTGGGGTTCTTTGAGGACGGCACTCCAGCCATTGTGATCAATGGAGCCAATGTCCCTATCCAGCAATCTCAGTGGATGGCGCTTCTCACGATGAGGAACAAGACTCGTGAAGAAGTGAAATCTCAAATGCAATTTGAGGCTGTAAAGCAGCAGGCTAAGACAACGATCTCGGCCATCATCAAATCTGCACCCAATATCCCACCGCAACTAGGGATGTTGTTGATGTCGATGGCAGATATGGATCCGGGAGAAGCGATGAAGCAGACTCAGCAGTTGCTAGTCAGCATGTCGAAGGATGGCGGAAAGCAGCAGATCGGCCAACTGTCCGCGATGATTCAAGACAATTCAATATCTGCTGAAATGTCTCGGCTCAATCGAGAGGTAGAGGTAGAAGTAGGAAAGAGTCCTCTTGGCGAGCCGATCATGGCCAAGTCATCTGCTGCGCGATTGCGAATGGGTCAACTTTCTAAATCCAATGAGAAGAGCAAGCAGAAGACCGCTTACGCCGTCAGTGTTCTTGATTCGTTTTTCCCTCCCAAGGGGTTGAAGGCAAATCAAGCGACCAGCGGACCAATCGGCATCTTTGATGCGATGGCCAGTACGGATGGTGGAGATACCAGCGAACTGTCTAAGTTTGAACTTCTCCGCAGCCTTGCCGCATACAGCGATATGTGGCCGTCCAAGGTTGAGTGGATGAATGCGCCTACCAGTATGGGTCCAAACGCTGGTCAACCAGTGGACATGGATGGCGCTCCGCAGGAGTATCGGCAGTTTAGAAACTACCTACTTGAACTAGATCAATGGGCGAGCAACGCTTTCAAGTGGGATCGTTCGGATCCACGCGCAATCGACCTGTACATGCAGCAAGTCTTTGTAAACAACCGCATGGGACAGATTCCTCAAGGTGCGCAACCCGTTCAGGGTGCGCAGCCAGCAGCGACTACAGGCGACAGTACTGGCTTCAACTTTGACTCTTAAACCATGACACAAATGAATACCCAATCGCAGATTGACCGTATGCGCGCAGCGGCCTCTAAGCAAGCGCGCGAAAGCATGGCTGCTCAAGGGATCAATCCAGAAACGCCACAGGCTGCTGAGATGATGAAAGCCACCTTAGACAAGGTGGAAGATACCGCTTGGCGTGGCGCGTATGAGAAGTCGCTTTCCAATTTGATTGGGTTGCAAGTTCCCGGCATTACAGCGCTCAATGATGAGGCTGATATTCAGAAGTTGGGTAGCAGGTTCTCAGTTACAAATCAGGATGCTGAGCAATATGCTCGTCTTGCAGCAAATCAATTTACAAAGGGCATGACCCCAGTAAAGTGGGCTGAGTACAACAACAACAAGCGCGGTCTTCCTTCCGCTGTCGCTGAAGGTGTCATTGGAAGCACTCTCACTTCCTTTGAGGGAATGATTGGAGGTGTTTTCGGTGGTGCTTACAGCATGTACGACATGATTGGGCCGGGAGGTCTTCGTTGGCAGGAAGAGGCGATTACTGTTGACCAACAGTTAAAGCATCTGCAAGGAGCGATAGACGCAGCCCAAACTGGCGCTGAAGTCGCGCGTTTTTTTGCTGGTAGGGAAATCGATGAAGCAACAGGAAAATCCGTTAGCGATTCTGGTGGATACCTAGAAGAATTGGCTGGTCCGCCGGGACAACCGATGCTGAAGAGCGAGCGCTTCGGAAGCCCCGGAGGTGATTTTGGCGCAGCAGTCGTATCGGAAGCAGAGGATATTGGAGCCGCTATTGGCTCTATGCCTTTGTCAGTTCCATCGATGCTTGCTCGCGATCCAGTTACCAGAGCGGCGGCAATGATCCCATTTGCGTTCTCTGGATACGGAGATGCCAAGACCTCTCGATACAACATCTGGAAAGAGCAAGTTCAAGACGCGAAAGATCTGGGAATCAATCCTCCGCCACTTCCATCGGTTGCCGAGTTTGAAACATGGGGCATGTTGGGAATGGTGTTTGAGGTTGGTTCCGAATATGTCGGTGACAGAATTCAGGTAGGGGCGATGAAGGTTGCGGGAGGCAAGGCAATTGGTAAGTGGGGAGGAAAGGCTGTTATCTAAACACTTGAGTCGTTGCAGAAAAGCATGGCGCGTACTCGTGGTCCTATTGGTGCTGCTAAGCGATTTGTAGTAGGAGCCGTTGTTCCGGGCATCACTGAAGGACTTGAAGAAACCGTTCCTTCTGTTGGTAATGAATTTCAGGATGCCGCGACCGATTTGTTCTTCACTCCTGAAGAGTCGTTTTGGAACGACAAGGGTGACCGCGAATTCTGGAGCGAGAATACATGGCATTCGGCAAAGGTCGGAGCGTATTCGGGTTTCCTGATGGGAGCGGGAAATCAGTACGCAAGTCCAACTGCCTTTAAGAATCGCAGGGCTAACAGTCAGGCTCGTGCTGAGGCTCTTAAGGGAACCTCTTTCGTCACTGAAAGTCTGATGCAGGGCCAGCAGCAGGATGCAAAGGGAGTCATTTTCCCAACGCGGAAGGATGGGTCTAAATCCATCCAGCAGTTCCGAAGGAGTGTCATGGCTACTCGCAGCAGTGCGATGGCAATGCACCATGTTGAACAAGTTGGAGATGACACCCGTGGAATCATGGTTGTTGATCCAGCGGACATGGGAACCACTCTTACATCAGATGTTCTTGCTCGCATGAACGCTTTGGGTATCTCTACAAAGCCAATTGGGACCATTGACGGCAAGAAGGTGTTTGCCAAGTCTGCAAATATCCAGCAAGTGCGAGCGCAAATACAGGCTGGCAACTTTGCGGCACTGGGTGGAAACCCTCTTACTAATGACGGCCAATTGATGATGGGCGCTGTCGTATTGCGGGACAAGGCGGGGCGAGTTGTCGAAGTCATGCCCTACTCTGATCCTGCGCAGATGTACTTTCAGGCTGTGGCTATCGGCGCGGACGCAAAGGCGCGCGGGTTGACGATGGATGTCGTTAACGAAAGCACAAAGCAGAAATACTCTGATGTAGTCGATTCCATCAACCGTGCGCAGGATGCGGATGCTGCTCAGGAAAACCTACCCAAGCGCGCCCAACGGCCAGTTCCTGTCAGGGACACAAATCGAGGCGTTAAAGCGTTGCGCATCGACATCACCCGTTTCGCAAGCGGGAGTAAGAACAAAAAGGGCGCAAAGTCTACTTCCCCTTTCTCTTACGGGAATGGCTCTGGATACTTGACCACTGAAGAGATCGGCGATGCCACCAACGGCGATGTCTCTGTGCTGGTTTCGTTGAACAAAATTGCCGAAGCAGATCAATCTGACGGAGAGCGCAATCTCTCAAGCACAACTGATGCAAACGCCACCATCCTTGACGGAAAGGTGATGTTCTCGATCAAGCAAAAGGACGGGTCCGTAAAGACAATCGAGAAGCCAATCCGTATGGATGGCGTGTACTTGCCGCAAGCGTCCCCAGACGGCGTGTTCCTTGTGCGCGAGAACGGTACGGCAATGAATGCCAGATCCGCGTTTGCAATTGCCTTGCATGAGATGCGACACCGAACGCTTGCTCGCTCTCGAAATGGAGCAGAGTACTTCGCGAAGTTGCTTCAATTGGATCCTGCCTATGCAATGCGCGGAGGAGCGCAGTACATGCGCCAAATGTTTGAAGGGAAGTTTGACGGTGTAAGTGATGCGAAGATCATCGCGTACTACCGAGGACTTCACGAAGCAACGCAGGCGCATATGCAGGGCGTTGCCACAGCAGAACAGCAGCAACTGATTGCGGACAACCGCAAGGATGAAGCAGGCAATTCTGTGGGCAATACTTCTCAAGCGCTTGGTGATGTTCGGACATTCTCCGAAGAAAGCGTCACGACTACATCCAATCGAGCATTCGGCCAGTTGACTACCTCGGCTGCGGAGTGGGATGGAATCCACGCCGACTCTCAAGAGCGTTCGTTCCGAAAGTTTTCTTCGTGGATGGCGAATGCTCTCGTCAAGAATGGATTTGTCGGCCCAGAGGCTCGTCAAGCGTTGTTTGAACTGCAACAGCGGCTCAAGGGAGTCCGCGAAGAGGAGATCAAGTTCGACCGTAAGTTCAGCGACAGCGTTTCTGAGTCGTTCAAAAAAGACTTGGCCGAGGCGGACACCAATGCCCAAGCGCGTCAAGCGCTTCAAGCAAGTCAGTCAGGATCTCCAGCGACACCATCACCGGCTATGCCAGCAGTGAGTCCATCGCTCCGCAGTCCAGCCTCTAAACCCGGATTTACTCCCGTGGGTGGAGATGGAGATGGAAATAAGAAACGAATCGATGACGCGATCTCCGCAGTCCAAGAGGCTCAGAATGCACCGCCAGAACAGCGCGACAGTATGCTCACTAGCGCCATTGGGATGCTCGTAGATATTGTCCCTCTTCTCGGCCAGACATCTGCGCAGTTGGCCCCCTCACTCGGCATTACTAGGCCGCAATTGGTATCTCCACGGATTCGCAATCTCCCAGAGGCTGTTCGTGACATTGCCCCTCCGGCTGCACAGCCACAGGCAACTGGTGCAAGCGCTAGTCAGGTTCAAGCAGCGACTGCTGAACTCGAATCATCTGCTCGTCGGCAACGCAATGCGCAGGGGGCAATGGCCATCATCCGTGGCGATTATCCCTCGGAGCCTGTGGACTTTGGAACAGTCGCTCGTGTGTCTCGAACGCAGTCATACATGCAGGATCCAGAGGAAGAGATCCGCATGTCCGTTCGTGAGCGTCAGGGAAGGCGCGAAGCAAACGACAATGTCCGCTCGATCCGCAATTCATTCATGGATAGCCGAGGCATCAAGCCTGATCAGCAGATCGAGGACACCTACGCTGATGTAGATCCAGAATTTGCAAAGCGCCTTGCCAACTGGTTTGAATCCGCAAAGAGCAACTACGACGATCCTAAGACGGTCGCTGCTTACCGACAGTTTGGTAAGGAGACGAAGGACCAGTACCAGTATCTCGTTGATAACGGATACACGATCACTCCTTGGGCTGGCGAGGGGCAACCTTACGCGGACAGCGCGGACATGCTTGATGATGTTCGGAATAACAAGCGCCTCTACTACTTCAAGACCATCAATCCTAAAGAAGCGGTATCGTTTGGTTCTGATCCAGCGGCTCTTCAAGAGGCGATCAGCAAGAACATTATGCTTGAGGATGCTGGTATTGAGGTTCCTGACAGCGATGGGAATCCGTACAAGCAGACCTACAACGACCTCTTCCGAGCAGTTCACGACATCATTGGCCACTCGGCAGAGGGTTTCCAGTTTGGTCCACGCGGCGAAGAGAACGCATACCGATCTCATGCTGTGATGTTTTCTCCAGTTGCTCGTCAGGCTATGGCAACAGAAACCCGAGCGCAGAACTCGTGGATTAACTTTGGTCCTAACCGATCCAACCCAGATGGATCTGTGTGGGGTAATGAAGATCCTCGATACGACCAGTGGATTGCGAAACTGAAAGAGGGCGAAGGGTACGCAGAACAGAAGATGGTTCTCGCGCCTACTGAGTTGACTGCAATCTCGGAAGAGCAGCCGCAGGCGCGTATGTCGCTCCGTCCCGCATCTGCGGTTGAAAGTGCAGACATTGAGGCATATCGATCTGGAATCATTGCTCCAAAGAATGCTGTTGATAAACACATTGCACAAGTCAATGATCGCATAGCGGAATTGGATTCTCCAAAATATCCCGTTGGGGCGTTTGTTGTCGTAACTTCTCCAACCAACAAGGCAGTTTCTAACGCTTCCATTAACACAAAGAATGCACTCGGCTTTGGTATGACTGAACGGGGTACTGCCGCCATCGAAACGATGGATACATATCAAGATCGATTTAGGATCGACAATCCAAAGGTCGGAGATGTAATCGCTGATGAATACAAGATTGTTGCGATTAAGCGCGAGAACACTAGCGCTGACGCTCAGTCTTCTGAGATGAGTCCGAGGTATTCGCAGCGCGACCAGAAGCCTGCTAAGGCTATGAGCGCAGAGAAGATTTCCGCTATGGCCGCACGAGATGCGGAGAGGGAGTTGAAGCGCGTTGCGGCTGAACAACGGCGCAAGGAAGCCGATGTTCGGAAGACGGCATCAGATCGCCGCAAGGGCAAACTCGATAAGCCTGCGATCTCGATGAGCGCCGAGGTGACTAGTACAGAGTTCCTCAATCCAAACATCATCCTTCCCAGCGCAAAGAACGACCCCAACTTCTCGAAGGCTACTGCTTATGCCCGAGTGAATGACCGAGTAGTTGGATTGCTCAAGGATCCAAACTACCGAACCAGTCTTAACGCCTTGCTTTCTGGTGTTACGAATGGCCGCGTAACGAGCATTGGTACTCCTCGAATCATCCTTGGTTCATACAAGGGTCGCGTCGAGCAATCGATGCGCATCAGCATTCCCGGCGCTACTCACGAGGATCACATCCTTGTCTCAAACGCCATCGCTTCGTTGATGCTGCAAGAAGCATCAATAACGATTGGAGAACCAGCAGCGTCAACGCCGAAAGCAGAGCAGTCTTATGCGGTAATGATGACTGCGGATCCAAACATCTCGGACGCTAATCTGCGGACCTTGTTGGCTGCGGCAGACAAGGAATTTGATGGCGCTTCGACATTGGAAGGTCGAAAGGGCGTATGGGCGGTATACAATTCTTCTTCTGGAAGCGGCCTTACACAGGCAGCATTCACAAGCAAGGCTGTAGCCTTTGCGAAGGTCAACGGACTAGAACTTACCGCTGCGCCAGTTCGCAGCACTTACATAGTGACAGGAGCCAAAGATGTCTTGGGAAGAATTCGAAAAGCAGTTCCAGTCAATGGGCGTAAAAATAGTCGGAACAAAGGAATTGACCAGCGCTGGAGTGCTTGGGTCGAGGCTGCTGCCCCAATCGTTGAAGCCCTCCGAGATGAGGGATTCGACATCAACATCCCCGGCTGGGTCGGAAAGTTTGCAGGCCCAGATGCGGCAGCCGTCGAATCCGCCCTCATCTCCGCTCTCGCAGAACGAGCAGCAGGCGGACGGCATGGACTCGACTGGCGCTTCATTACCCGAGCAAGCGTAAGCGGTCAGGGTCTTACGGATGGCTTTGCAATTCCAGCAAAGACCACCGAGGCCAACGCTGATGCTTCGTTTGCGGAGGTAGATGCCTTGTTGGGCAGGCATCCCAACGCACTGAAAGATCGAGCATCGTTTGAGCGGTTTCTAATTGACCTGTTCAAGAGCAGGGACATCCCCATTGTTCCATCAGACCTCATTGATGGCGTGGCGGACAACTTCGCGCGTATGCGCAAGGACATGAACCTGCGGGAGAACGGTGGGCGACTCACTTCGCAGATGGTGGACGATGCTCTGCATGGCCTCGATATGGCTCAGAGGTTCCGCGCTCTGTATCAAGCAGGCAAGGTTACGCCGACGAACACTGCGTCTCTTGCGATGTGGGGATTCCTATCTCGCGGCGTGTCTCCATACATCCAAGAGAGCCTGTTCCTCGACATCGTGAATTACCGTTCTAAGGATGGTCGAGACCTTTCTTACTTCGTGAACAAGGCGATTGCCAACGAGTGGACTAAGCCTTCGAGGGATCAGAACGGCAAGACTGTTTCG